CAGGAGTAACAGTACCGAGCGCACTTGTTCCTGCTAAACCAGAAAGTGTAACTACTGCATTATGGTGGACTGCGATGGATCCGAGACTTGCTGTTGCTGCGCCCAGTGTGACAGGTACATTAGCTTCTCCGTCCACATCTACTGAAACTGAACCGACCGTGCCTACTGCTCCTTGTACAGAAGCGATTGCTTGTGCATTTACGCCAGCAACTGGTGCCCCTGTTGTTCCAGATAACCCAATAACACTAATATTGTTATTGGTAACAAGTGAAATAGAACCTAATGCTGAAGTCCCAGCTACACCAGATATGGTGAAGCTTACAGGGACAGAATGGGGTTCACCCCAAGGACCTGCTCCCCAGGTGCCTCTACCCCATCCGACGGCCATGTACTAAGCTATTCTGATAATCGCTGTGCTCGCTGCTGCTGCGGGAAACACTATAGTAAAGTCTCCTGCTGTGGATGTTTTATCCCCACCAAAATCTATAGTGGCTACAGACACATCAGAATTTGTGTCGTTATAAATCATACAACCTCTAGCTGTAACAGTGGCTGTGCCGAAAGTTAAATCCGCAAAGTCTGTGAATCCTGTTGTTCCACCACTTGTTGGGTTTACATTAGTTAATGCTGAACCACCAGCAGTGTAGTTTGTTCCTGATACCTCAGCAGTTGTAGTATACGCAGTAGTCGCAGCACCCATTGTTGCTGAACTTGTATACAAAGCCAGTTTAAATGAGTTGCCGCCTGAAGCTAAAAAATTATGCTTAGCTTCTAACAGTTCTTTTTTAAAACTGGTTGTGAGTGTTGATGTAATTGCCATTATTTTAACTCCTTCAATATTATTGCTAAATCTTCGTGTCCTTGCTCTATAAGAAGGTTTCTCATGGTGCAACGCTCACTGTTGATCGCTTCTTTAATATAATAAAGTATTGTATTGTAAATTGCTAGTCTGAAAGCCTCAGCTTGAAGTCGAATATGAGGTTCGGCATTGTCAGATATACCACAAATTCTAGCAGTACATTTTTCTGCCCAAAATTCTGCTGGATGCCCTTTGTTTTCAGTAGTGGCAATTTCAATAAGACCTAATGCACCGTTTGTATTTTCTTCAATCATTAGTATCTTTTTGCTTCGGGTGGGGTATTAACTGTCATAATAATTTCTCCGTTGGCTCTTTGTTTTTCTTGCATTAATTTACTGTACTCTTTAAACCCCATATTAAAAAACTCTCCATTTTCATCTACTAAAATTAGTGTTGGGTCTTCAAGACGATGATACCCATACAATTTTTCTTGAACTGAAACATCAGTGTCTAAAAGTCCCGATCTAGGAGCTACACTTACTATCATCCCATTTTCTATACACTTAGCTAACCAAAATTCCACACACGATCTACCTGCTTCAGCAAAATGTAAATTACCTTTATAAGTAAAATCTATACCAAATAAATTTAATTTAGCTACTTTATTATATAAAGCAAAAGCAATGGCAAAAGGAATTGTGTTATTAAAATAAGAACATTTAGTAGCTTTAACAACATCAAGTAAAGGATACTCAACTAAGCCCGGACATCTTTCATCTAATTCACATGTGTAGATAGGACCGAGGTGCTCTTTAACTATATCTACCATAATTTCTGTTTGGCTACCTGCAGCATCTGAGTCTAAAAACCTAGAAGCTGGATCCATCATAAACACTCTGTCGCAGTCCGTGATGCCTGCCATGGCATTAATGCCCCAAACTTCAGTCCATTTTTTACTGTGGGATTTAGCTAAATGAAAGTCTAATTGGCTTTCGCCCATTGCAACCAAAGCAATTTCTGCTCCTTCTAGTTCTTTAATTTGACTCACGTAGTAGGTATTCTAACTTGATCGTATCTGTATTGTGATTGTGTTCCAGCGCCTTCGCTAGTATTTCTAAGCCTATCTAAAGCGTCTTGAAATCGTTGTTCGTATCCGCCTATTTCAGCTGGATCCATTTTTAAAAAAGTACCTGCTTCTACTAATGCTCCATAAAGCATACAGTTAGTAGCGTTTTCAGACAGCCACGTTGTACCACTATCTGCTCCCGCTGTTAAAGAAGTAGGCCTGTAAAAATAGTGCAATTCAAAAGTAAAATTAGCATTTGGTGTAGGGGCTAAGATAAACGAATCACTATCAAACTCTGCATAATATTTAGGAACCCCAGTATCAGTCGATACTGGTTTATAACTTTTCATAAAACTAACTTGTTTTAGTAATAAAAAATTATAAACATTGCTCGTGCTAATCGTAGCTAAACTAAAAGGAGCTAAAAAATCAGTGGGCATTGCCAAGTAAGTTGTGCCAGATGTTGCTGTACCAGTTACATTCTTTTTAAAGTTATCTAACCATACATTCTTTAATATACGTTCTTCCGTTTGTAAGATAAACGTAGGTAATGTAGACACAAAAGTAGTTTCAGAAGTATCTACGTAATTCTCTATTGCTGTTTTTAATGTGCCGTATGTAAAACTCATGTTGTTATTGTAACATCGCCAAGAGAAGCCGTCATTTCAGTTGGTGTTGTTAATACTGTTCCAATAATACCTAATCCAACATTTGTGTAAACAGTAAATGCACTTGGTACTACGCTTACATCTGGTCTAGGTTGTAAAAGAGCTTCTGCATCTGGTCTAACATGAGGAGCTTCTAATTGGGGGTGTTTAACATCAAAACACTCATAACAAGCTTTTACACCGTCCCATTGAGTTTGTAATGTTTTTAAACGAAAACGTTGACTGCATATATCACAGATTCCGTAAGCGTATTTAGCTGCTGCGAAAGCCATTCACTACTATCCCCCAGGGAAAGGTGGTGGAGTAGGTTTTGTTCGTGGAAAAAGTCCTCCTATACCGCCGCCCATGCCGCCCATGCCGCGCATTTCCATTTTTATGCTTCGTATTTCTTCGTTTATTGCTCTTACTTGTCGCATTAATTGGTCTCTTTGCATTTTTAATGCTTGTAGACGAGCCATAAGTGGATTCGGTGTTGGTTGCACTGGCATTGGTGGTTGCACAGGCATTACTGGCATTGTTGGTTGCACTGGCATTACTGGCATTGGTGGTTGCACTGGCGTTGATGGGTTCACAGGCATTGGTGGCTGATCTGGTTCTTGTGGTGGTGGTGTGCCCATGCCCCGTATTGGTAATGTTGGTGTTGTGTATCTAACTGCCATTTTTTTCTCCGTTCTATATAATCATTCTAGGGGGAAGAAAACGAGAGCTTACTGAATCTATATCTTCAGAAGCGGCTCGATCAAATTCCTCATCATAAACTTGTTTTAAAAGAGCCATCCTATCGGGTGCTCTTTTCATAGATATATAATAAGCTAATCCTGCTGTCATGCAAGGTAAGAATCTAAATACCGTTTCCATATTATTAGTAAAGTCTCCAGCGTCTTGCATTCTAGTCAAAGCGTAATAATAAATTACATCTGTAGAATTTTCAGGTGTAGGGTATAAATACAAACGAGGTGTAATATGTCTTTCTAAGAAAAACTGATTAGGTCTAGCTTGTGCAGTTTTATTAGGTATAAATAAATAATCAGAACGACTGATTCTTTCTAGCTGGTAGTCTTTACTATCGCGTTGAACCACAGCAGAAGTAATATCTATTATATCTGTTCCTAGATCTTGATAGTTAGTTCCTTGTGTTACAGTAAAATTACTTTTTGTTATCAGCCATTGGTTAAGGCCACGATTAGCCCATTCTGCAATCATTATGTTTAGAGACCGTTTAGCAGTCTCTAAATCATATCCTGTGCGTAGTTCTAAACCACAACGTTCGTAAGCTTCTTCTATAAGCTCATCAACACTAAGATCAAAAGAGGTAGTTTCTGATGTAGCCATTTCTAGCCACCATAATCTTTCTTAGATTTCTTTTTAACCTTACCGCCGTGTTTATAACCAGGCATAACTTCGCCACCACCCATGTAACCAGATTTACTTTTAGTCCAATCTTGGCCATTTCTGATAGCTGTTCTTCTGTTTGTCATTCCGGGCATAGTTTTCTCCGATTAAGCGTGGAACGCTGTCATTGTTCCAAAAGTGCTTTGTGTGTATTGAATATAAATACCAGCTGAGAAGTACACACCATCATCTGGCATTGTTACGTCTCTGGACACAGTTGCACTAGCAACACTTCCTAATTTCATTCTGCTTGTTCCTACAGGAGAAGTTGTTAGAAAATCTATAGTTCCAGCCGTGGCTGAACTTACTATAAACGTTCCTTTCAATCTTCCCGGACCCGCAAAAATAACATCTGCCGCAGAATTATTAATTCCTGCGGATACGTTACCAGCTGGATTACCAACTGCTGAAATACCTGATATTGTTTTAAAATATTTAGACCCAGTAGCTGTGCCTGCATTAGCACCTGTTATTGACTCTGTTTGAGCATCGCCATTAACATCAGTACCTGTAACAGTGAATGATATAGCTGAATCATCCCCAGCAGAAAGAATAGTTACTACTCTTCCAGAATCAAGAGCAACCGCACCGCCAGAAGCTAACGCACCACCTATAGTAAGTGCTGCGTTATTTCCAACTGCTGCTGCCACTGATATGCCGTCAGCATCTAAGGCCGTAGTATCGGCGGTAATAAAGACCGCTTTTACGTCTGTACGTCCTGCCATGATTAACTCCTTACTCGAATGGAGTTGCTAAAGTACCATCCCCGTGTAGGAATGCTTCACAATGCCATACTGCTGCTGTAGTTGCTTTTAAGCGAATAATACCACCCACTAACCAACCTTGTGCGGCTGACCCTAAATCAATAGTGTCATCATCACTAGCATCAGGAATAAAAGTATTTGTATCTCCTGCGGTTGCTGGATCAAATACCTGTGCAAATCCAGAGAATAAATCACTGGTATTATCTGTATTGATTTGTCCTGCACCTGTAAAGGTTGTGCCCACTATAAATGTATAGTTAAGCCCTGCTGCTGCTGTAGGTAGTGTTACTACAATACCTGCTGCTCTGTTTAAAGTATAAACAGTGCCTGAATCAGTTGATTCTACGCTTTTTGTTGCTGTTGTGATGCTGCTGATATTTGAATAAGCAGAAATATAACCTGTTGTAGTTACATTACCACTGGTATCAACATCTAAATTGGTAGTAATAGCACCTGTTGTTGAATTTTTAGTGATCTGTTCAAAACCACCTTCGGACCTGACTGGTCCACTAAATGTCGTATTTGCCATAATCTTTTCTCCTGAAAAA